TATGGCAAACGAACAGAACGCCCGCATCATCTGGGATTACCTGAAATACAACCTTGGATTGGATGATCTCAGAGCAGCCGCCATCATGGGCAACATCTCACAGGAGAGCGGCTTTGAGACTAATACAGAGTCCTTCGACGGGGAGGGGAGCTTTGGCTTCGCTCAGTGGACATACGGCAGACGCACCGCCCTCGAAGCCCTTGGCGGCAACCCTGCGAACCTTGACACACAGCTTCAGCACTTCACCAACGAAATCAGTGAGGGAGGAGCACGTCGCTACGCATTTGTCAATCTCATGAACAACGACGGCGATCTTGCCGCCCTGACAAACGGGTGGTGCGATGACTTTGAAGCTCCCAGTGAAGAATACGCTAATCGCCAACATCGAATTGACGAGGCACAGCGTTATCTCAATATGTTCGGTGATGGGGGCAGCGCAGCATACACAGGTTCGTTTGGGGATATGTTTTCCCCGCTCGCCGCACAGGTCTCAAATGGTGTCCTCTACGGCGACCCTACACCTGACTATGACGACGGCTATGATGATGCCATCGAGGACATCGGGACACTCCGCGCCGCCGCCGAGAACTTCTGGGACTCCATTACTGAGAGTGGCATCGCCAAGGCTCTTGAATATACATGGGGAGGCATCGCACACAGCGGGCAATGGTGGTTTGAAGCAAAAACCCCTATCACGCAGGAAGACATCGACTTTGTGCAGAAGGCACTACCGAATGACAAAGACGCCCAGCAGTTCATCCTTCTCAACGGTCGTGATCGTCAGGAAGTACAGTGGCTTGTCAACCAGAAACTTGTTGAGAAAAATCGCAAAGCGATGATCGAGAAGTGGAAAGAGAACAATGATTCCATTATCGAAAAATTTGTTGTTGGTGGTGCGGGTGCAGCGGGGTATTTTGTTGACCCTCTGAACCTCATCCCTATGGGGAGTGCTGTCAAAGGCAGCATGATGCTCGGGCGGTTGGGCAGTGCCCTCATGAACCCCGCCAAGGCAAAGAGCATCGCCGCACTCACCGCAAAGAGTAGCTACGAAGTCGCCAAGATGAATGCACCACTTGTCGGCAGTACTCTCACCAATGACTACCTCAAGGAAACCTTCGGAGGGGAGAAGCCCAACTATGCGTTCGATGCCGCAGCCGCTGCTCTTGCAGGGACAGTTCTTTCTGTAGCAGGGTATGGCATCGGCAAGGCATTCTCAAAATACAACATGCGCAACACCCTCAGTGATGAGGTCGCCTTGGTTGCTGACCGCGCCGAGACAAACGCTTACCGCGAGGCAGCGGGGGAGACCGCCGAGAAGATACGCAATGAGACCATCGGACAGATGAGAGAACTGCATGATGCCTCTTTTGGGCAGAGACTCAAGTCCTCTGTCTATGAGGGCTTTGAGAAAAACGGGCGTGTCATCGCCACCTCCTACGAAAAAGCGCGTGTCGCAGTTTCCCGCATCACAGGCAGAGAGCTTCCGAAGGATGCCAAAGCCTTTTATGTCCCGAACGAAGACTACGCTGTCCTCATCACGGACAACATCAAAGATGCAGCACAGGTAGAGACCCTGCTTGCCCATGAGTTTGCCGTCCATGCAGGACTGTTTCAAACCATCGGTAAGAAGGAATACGCATCCCTCATGAATCAGGTCAAACAGGCGATGAACAAGGACGGACACATCTTCAACGAGATACGTCGCAAATATGACACCCAAGACCCCGAGGAAGTCTTTGCTCATGCAGTCGAGGATGGCGTACTTCCTGATGGACTCACATCCAAACTCAAAGGAACTCTTAACAGAGCACTCGGACGACAGGGCTACCATGCTAAATTCACCCAAGAGGATATCAAGGACATCCTGCACAAGCAGTCCGTCGAACAGCGACGTGCAGAGGATGGCTTTTATCGCAACCCTGACGATTCAACCGCCTTTGCGGGCGTGCGCTACTCACGCGACAACCTCCTCAATCCGAACCTCTGGGCAGACCTCTATGACCTCGAACCTTCCATCACCAAAGACACACAGAAGGACTTACCCTCCTTACTGCGCTGGATTGGGAGGAAATTTGAGAGTGGTACTGCGGGTGCAACACCCTTCGGACTGATGATTAACTCAAAGTCCAATACAGCGCGTGCTTATGCTCCACGCATTTTTGCAGACGAGCGTGGGCGCGGCATCGGCAATGTCAAGACCGCGACAGCCGAGGAGCAGAAAGAGTGGATTGTCCGCAGACTCTCCGTTCACATCGGGGAGTACGCAGACGCACGCTGGGAGTGGATGTGTGCAAACAAGAAACTCCCCTTCCGCAGTGCACAGCTTACCTTTGACAAAATGGTACAGATGCACTACAACGCGAAATATGCAGGAAACAAGGCTTGTGTCTTAGCCGACGTGCCCGCCGAAGTCGAACGTGCTGCCGAAGCCGTCCGTCGCTACCGTGAGGAGCAAATTGAGATTGGAAAAAACAGTGCAGCTTACTTTGGTTCGTCCTCTGAAAACCTCATTGACAAAGACTGGTATGACGTAGACTTCGAGCTATGGCGCAGTGTTGACACAGATGCACGCGCACGCTTCTTTGGTTACTTCAACAGCAAAAATGCTGCGATGAAGAACCTCGAAGAATACTATCGTACCTTTGCCAAGCGTGATGTCATCCGTGCCAAAATCGAGCGGGACATCAAAATGAAGAATGCCCGCATTGACGCAAAGAACACCGAGCGTGCAGCACGCGGACTGGAACCCCTCGAAACCCTCGAAAAAGTGGATGAGAACATCACCGACGACATGGTGGAGAAGTGGCTCGAAGCCCGCATCCCCACTGCTGTGCAGCACGCTCTTGCCGCCGACCTTGACCCGCTTGCCGCAGGGAACATCAAGGAGCTTGGGAATCTCAGCTTCTTACAGACCCGCATCCCAATGGACACATCAGGCGTCATGACCTTCAACAAGGGCACCCCGAACGAATTCACGTTCTCCTTTGACAACAACCTGCGGAGCTACGACCTCGACAGTCTCATGCAGAAGAACATGCAGCGATTCGCGGGTGAAGTCGCTGCCAAAAACGTGTTCGGCACAGAGAAGAACCTCACTGACTTCCTTGCGGCTGTCAAGAGTGAGCTGGAAGCGAGCATCGCACATGGAGACAGTAATGCGAGCGTTATGAAAGAATATACCCGCATGAAGGAGGCGATCGCAGAACTGCGCGGGCAGCGTCCTCGTGAAGACACCCTATCGCAGATGGGTGTCCTTGCACGTCTCATGCAGAACGTCTCCTACGTCAAGAATGGTGCGAACATGGTCTTTAGTCAGCTCAGTGAAATCGGAGGAACGATTGCCTATGGAGGAGCTGCCCGTATCTTTGGTGCCATCCCCATGCTGCGTGACCTCGTGATGAACATACGGCATGGCAAAGTCTCAGCCGAAGCGTACCGAAGTGCAGAACGCTATATGTTCGGACGTGCAATGGAAGCAGAAATTTGGGGCGTCAACTACGCAGACCGCGTGGCGCGTGATGCCCTCACAGAGAAAGGCAGTACCCTCAACAAAGGGTTGATCTTTGCTTCTGACGTTGTGCAGCAGCTCGGTAAAGTCACCTCCACCCTCAACATGCTCCCCAAGATGACCGACTCCATGTACCGTGATATGCGTGCTCATTACATCGTGGATGCAATCGACTGGGCAGTGGGGAAGGAATTCAGCAAATGGCGCAACCCCTTCTCCGAGGCAAAGATGAAAGCCTCCCACGTCACCGAGGAAATGGCGCAGCGCATCAAAGACAATTTGAACGCCGCCGTGCGAAAAGACGGCAAAGGCAATATTGTGTCTATTGACATGGAAGGATGGATGAAGAGCGACCCCGAAAGCTACTTCAAATTCTACAGCATGGGAGAGACACAGGCGCAGCGTGCCATTGTCTCAGGAATGCGACAGGGGAACAAGAACTTCCTCAAGAACGCCAACTGGTTCACACGCATGCTCTTTCAGTTCAAAGACTACAACCTCAGAGCCCTCAATGCCCAGACCATGCGAGCCCTCACCGCACGCGAACTGGACGATATGATCGCCTTTGGTATGTCTATGGCAACCAACATCGGTGCCTATGCGCTGCGCATCGGCGCAAAGGCGGCGGGGATGTATGCTCTTGGGGATGTCACAGGAGCGAACGATTACATGGAGCGTATGTTTGACGAAGGACAGCTTCTTCGCATCGCCGCCACACGCAGCGCATTCCAAGCCCCGCTATCATTCGGGAACGATGCCTATGAAATGCTCTATGGTGCACCCACCATCCGCACCACCGTTGATCGTCAACAGCGGCGTGGGAAGAATCAGAGCTTTGAGGATAACATTGCGGATGCAATCAAACAGCTCCCTGCCATTCAGACAGGCGTCTCTCTCAAAGGACTTACCGCACTTCCAGACATCCTCACAGGGGATGCTTCGCAGAAAGATCTCAAAGCATTCTACAAAGCCCTCCCCATTCCAAACTTCATCCCCTTCATGACATACATCGACCACGTCATCGGAGGGAGCGGCTTACCCAAGAAATAAAGGAGAACCTATGGAACACAAAGTCAGCGTTAAATACGCGGGCGGGCAGAAGGAATACACCATTCCTTTTGAATACCTCGCCAAGAAATTCATCCACGTTACCATCGACGATGTGGAACTCACCTACAACGTCGATTACCGCGTAGAGGGTACACAAGTCGTTCTTCTGCGCACCACAGTTCCCACACAGACCATCGAGATTTACCGCAAGACTGCCACCAGCCGACTCATCGAATTCAACGATGGCAGCGTACTGAGTGGCGACGACCTTACCACATTTCAGCAGCAGATTCTTCATGTCGTTGAGGAGCAGGGGCTCTATGGTGCAGGAGGAGGCTCTGTCGGCGAAGGAGAAAGCTCTTATGGCTCCCTCTGGTTTGACAGCGTCAAAGAAATGCAAGCCTACCCGAACCTCTCTGTGGGACACATTGTTCACACGCGGAACTACGATGCCAGCAGAGCGGGCGGCGGTGCACAGTACCGCGTCGTCAAGGACAACAAAGACAAATACGGAAACGCTCTCCCGTGGGCGCTCACCCTTGCCAACGGTCTCTACGCCATGTTGGATGAGCACCGTGAAGTCAACTACCGTATGTTTGGCGCAGTCCTTGACGGCATCAGCAACGATGAACCTGCCATGCGGAACTGTCACCGCTATGCAGACAGTCATTTTGTCTACGATGACAAGGGGCTTACCAAGATTTACACCTGCAAAGTCGCACAGCATGATGGCATCATCTACAAGAAAGGTACGGATGCCATCGTATGCAGCAGCGACGTAGACCTCTCGGGTGCAACCCTCCTTGTCGATGATAGCAACGCCACATGGTATGGCATCTACGTCTGGGGAGACAACAACTCTCTCTATTACGATCTTGAGCTTTCCGATGAAGTCAAGCAAGACCTCAAAGCGGATGCATTCTTCCTCCCGCATGCAGGGACAGACCACTTCCATCAGAATACCGTCATCAAACTTGAGGAAGACCCCTACTGCGCCCGTGACGATTCAGGCTACCTCTACACTGTCGCACGCCGCGAACTTCTCGTTCATGCGATGGATGGCATCTGCGCCAGCCCCCTCACCGATGATTGGCAGCACGCAGGAGGCGAGGAGATCAACTGTCAGATCTCTGACCTCGGCTCTGGCACTGTCAAGAATGCACAGAGCTTTACGCACTTCAAGGCATCCTTCACCTACCTGCCCGCCGTCCGTGGGACATTCATCGGATGTGACGTGCGCCTTGCCGTCTCGGCGGGTAAATACTGCTCCGTCATGTGGTGCAAGAGACACAACGCTGACATTCGCGACTTCACCTTCCGACCACGGCAGGGAGAGCTTCACAACCGTAAGTTCAAAAATGCCATGATCTACCTCTGGGACAGCTACAACGTCACCGTCAAGAACCTCCAAGGTTTCAACGCATCGGGCAAGAAGAACGGAAGCACCAATGGCACCTCGGGCTACATGCTCCGTATCACCAACTGTTCCGACGTGCGTGTGGAGAACTGCATGATGCAGGGGTATTGGGGCGCGACTGCGATGGACAGCGTGAAGAACATCTACTTCAAGAACTGTCATCTCAATCGCCTCGACATCCACGACTACTTCAGCAACCTCTACGCAGAAGAATGTGTCTTCTACAACCACGCCATCCAGATTGGCTACGGGCGGGGCGTTGCCTCCTTCACCAACTGCATCTTCCACTTCAACGACATCCCACAGGATTCCTACGGTTCAGCCCACATGGTAGAGTTTAACCTCACCTATGGGCGCATCTTTGAGGGACTTGTCAACGTGGACGGATGTCGCGCCGTCGTCCACAACCCCGCCGACGATGAATTCAACATCTTCAAGATGGAATTCTCTCCCGACGCTACCACCATCACCAAGCACTTTCAGTTCCCTGAGATCATCTGCCGCAACTGCCTCATCGAGTCCAACAACCCGAATAGCCACTTCGCAGGATTCAAGATCACAGGAACGCGCCGTGCCACCACCAGTACACAGAAACCCACGCATGTCTATGGTGTCTGTAACGATGGCAGTGCCACATGGAGGTACATTGGGCGCGGCGTTCAGTGGGGAGGGGAGCGCACACAGATTAAGAAGAACGAGGTCGTCCGTGTCTTTGATTCCTTCCTCGACACCGAGAAAAAGACCCAGTTCTACAACGTGCGTTACTACATATGCACCAAGGCAGGAGCACTCTCCTTTGGTACAAAGCCCACGCGCACAGACACAAGTGAATTCCAATGTGGAACAGCCACACTGAAATATGCCCCCGACATCCTTTGGAAGGCTAAGTATGGCTACCGCACGGGAGACATCTGCGCCGTCAGTCAATCCAACTGGTTTGAACTGTATATGTACGAGTGCACCAAGGGGGGGACGAGCAGTGGCTACTTCCCGACTCATACAAGCGGCACCGAACTGGACGGGAAAAATGACAGCGTGAACGAACCTGATAGCTGCTGGTGGACATACATCGGCAAGACAAAAGACCTCTATGGCACATGGACAGCGGGCATGAGCGTGTCAGCGGGGCAGAAGTTCATCGCCGAAGGCAGAATGTATGAAGTCCTCAGTGAAGGGAAATTACCAGAGCACCCGCCTTACGACACAGCTTGGTTCGGGCAGCACCGCTGGGGAACAGCTACCCTCAAATTCATCGGGCAAGTCTGGACACCGCACGCATGGTACGCCAAAGATTCCTATTGCGAAGCACGCGGCAACATCTACCAGCTCGCCAAGCACGACGGCATCACCAGCGGCATCACCCCGACACGCGGCAACCCCTACTGCGTTGATGGCGACATCATCTGGGAGTATGTGTCTGGAAATGGGGGAGCGGACACATGGCGTGCACAGACCTCATATAGCGTCGGCGATACTGTTGTCTCACATGGGAACACCTATCGCTGTGCCTTTGACGGCGTCCTTGTCATGCCACAGAAGACCATCTTCGAGAACATTATCACCAACATGAAGGGGCATGTATTCTGGTTCTACCGAGGGACAAACATCCCGACACGGCAGGGAGCGCAGTCATGGGAGCTGATCGTACGGAACTGCAACGGTCTTAGCACTGCCCCCGAGGGGATGGATGACTACTTCGGCAGGAGCAGCAACCCAAAGCCTATAGTCGTCACCGCCACAGCAGGAGGGACAGCACCATCGGACAGCTATACCAAGGGCGAAGTCAATCATCTTTTGGATGGTAAAGCGAACGTCAACCACGGTCATCATCTCCCCAACCCCGAAACCGCTGATAACACGCGTTTTCTGCGGAATGACGGAACGTATCAGAAGGTCACACCCAACGCAATCGGCGCATATACGAAAGGAGAAACCGACGCGCTGATTGGAGGCAAAGCCCCACTTGCATCCCCTGCGCTTACGGGGAAACCGACCACACCCACAGCGACACAGGGGACGAATGACACGCAGATTGCAAACACCGCCTTTGTCGCACAGGCAGTCGCGACCCTCGTGAATTCCGCACCCGAGACGCTGGACACCTTGCAGGAACTCGCCAAGGCGCTGAACAATGACCCGAACTTTGCGACCACGATGTTGAATCTATTGGCGGGGAAGGTCAATAAGAATGGCGATACGATAACTGGTACACTGAGAGCGCAAAAATTCATTACAACAGATGGCTACCGTTGCTCAGGTGTTGATGGTCTATTTTTTGAGGCATATGGAGGAGGGTTTTTTATGAGTGATTCTGAATGGGTGCGTACTGCTGGCAGAAAAGGCATCTATACAGGTGGCAAAATGAAAGCCGATGGAGGGTTTGAAGGTACAGCAACCAACGCCGACAAACTCGGCAACATGACACTCGCGCAACTCCTCACCGAAGTTGACCGCCGCATCGCCGCAAAGCATCCATAATGTATTTTAGAAAGTAGGAACAATGAACAACCTTTACGAAACCATCACAACCCTCTGGACGTCCGTCGAACTGAAACTCGGCGCAGCAGCGGGCATCCTCTGGGGCATCCTCAGCTTCGCCATGGGGGGACTCGACGCCCCCCTCATCGCCCTCGCCTACCTCATGGCGCTTGACATCCTCACAGGACTTGCCGCCGCCTTCCGCACGGGAGTACTCGGCTCCAAACTCGGCGCACGGGGACTCTTCAAGAAAGCGGGCATCCTCCTTTGTGTCATCGTCGGCAACATGATCGACACAGCGTGCGGCATGGACACCTTCCGCAGCATGCTCATCGCCGCATTCTCCATCATCGAAGCACTCAGCATCACAGAGAACCTCGACCGCATGGGCTACGGGCACATCATCCCGAGCTTTTTGCGCAAGAGTCTCAAACAGCTCGCCAAAGAAAAAGACATCAGAAAGAAGGACAGACAGTGAAAAAAGGAATCGACGTATCAGAGAACAACGGCGCAGTGGATTGGGGCGCCGTCAAAGAGGCGGGATATGACTTCGCCATCGTCCGCGCCTCCTACGGACGCACCCACACCGACGACGACTTCAGGCGCAACGTAGAGGGAGCACACGCAGCAGGACTCATCTGCGGCGCATATCACTACGGCTACGGGCTGAATGTCGCCCAGGCACGCGAAGAGGCACAGAATTGCCGCCGCGTCATCGACGAAGCGGGCGTTCTCCTTGAGCTGCCCGTATTCTACGACATGGAGGACGCGGACGGCTACAAGGCACGCAGGGACTTCGCCTTTGACCCGCATGAGATGACCGAGATGTGTCGCGCCTTCCGTGAAACCATCGGACTTGACTGCGGCATCTACGCCAGTTACTCGTGGCTGTGCGACTACATTGATTGGCAGTCCCTCGACTGCGCCATCTGGAACGCCCAGTGGGGGAGCGAAGACGACCTCAAAGGCTATATGTGGCAGTACACCGACAGCGCACAGATTGGAGGAAAGAGTTTTGACGCCAACATCCTTTATGCGTAAGGGATGGCACATGATAAAGAAGGGCATCCGCGCGGATGCCTTTTTTATTTTTGCCGTTTCCCTCCTGTTTGTCCTCAGCCTCTACGGCTGCGCCCGGTTTATGCACCGCGATGCACCTGCGCCGCAGCGCGTCCCCGAGACATACACACTCACACCAACCGAAGCTGCGGACGAGAACATCCTGCAAAACGAGCTGAAGCTCAACAAGCCCAACGCAGAGCTTGCCGCAGCACAGATTCGTGATGCACAGACCGCCGTAAAACACCCCCAGACCGTCTATCACGAGGTTTACGAGTCAGGGGATAGTGTTACCCATACCGTACAGAAAAAGCTCGCCAAAAACGACCCTACGCTTCCTCCCGAAGCTCTCGCAAAGACAGACAAAACCGTCGTTGCAGAGCAGCCAGAGAACAAAGAAGTCCCCGTCGGCATTTACAAAATCAACACCTACCGCAACTGGGAACTCGGCATCGGAGCGGGCGTCCACGACGGCAAACCCTACATCCCCGTCAGTATTCAGCGTAACTACAGCAAAAACCACTCCGTCGCCCTAGAAATTCACTGCGACCTGAGAGCGGGCAAAGTAAATGGCGGCGAAGTCCAGTGGAAAGTCCATTTCTAAAGGAGGAAACAATGCTCAAAGAGTACACCCCCGACGGCGTCATTGACAAAGTGAAGATCGCCCTGCGCCGCCTGCGACTGCATGAACCTGATGAAGGCTACTACGTCGCCTTTTCGGGCGGCAAAGACTCCTGTGTCATCCTCGACCTGTGCAAGCGTGCGCTTGTTGAATACGATGTGCACTACAATATGACAACCGTAGACCCACCCGAGCTCACAAAATTTATCCGCAAGGAATACCCAGAAGCATGGAAGGGGCGTAACATCCCCGAAATCAACATGCACGACCTCATCATCAAAAAACGTATGCCCCCAACACGTCGCGTCCGCTACTGTTGTCAAGTGCTCAAAGAGCAAGGCGGTAAAGGACGGCTCGTTGTCACAGGCATCAGGCATGCCGAATCCCCCAAGCGAGCCAAACGACAGATGATGGAGACATGCTACCGACAGCGTACCAAACGCTACATCCACCCCATCATTGATTGGACAGACGAAGACGTATGGGAATACATCAAGACCTACAACATCCCATACTGCTCCTTGTATGATGAAGGCTTCAAAAGGCTCGGCTGCGTCATGTGCCCTTATCAAGGCTTGAAAGGAATGAGGCGCGACGCCGCACGCTGGCCTCAATTTCGTTCATATTACATCGACGCCTTCCAAAAAATGGTCGACAAACGCCGTGCGGATGGCTACCCGACCGACTGGAAAACAGGAGAAGAAGTCATGTGCTGGTGGATGGGGGAAGACCACCGTCCGAAAGCAGAAGACCCCCAAATCTCACTGTTTGGCTTGCGCATGGATGAAAGCAACGTATGAAAGGAGACAACCAACATGGCAGGAATCAAACTTCCGCAGGAGCTCATCGACGCCCTTGCGCAACAGGAAGCGAACGCACTCATCGAGGGCTTGCATGACCCCGAGATGCGTAAGAACCCCGCCTTCCTTGCCAAGGTGCGCCAGTTCCTCAAAGACAACGACTTTGTAACCACCACCGAGACCGAGGGCGTGGAGACCATCGTCCGCGACATGAACAGCATCCCCGACCTTGTGAATGAGGTCGTCCATTGAACTGGTCGAACGCAGATATAGAAAAAGCTCAGAAGCACTTCTGGGCTTTTGTCTATATCGTATGGAAAAGCATTGGACTGCCAGACCCCACCCCCATACAGGTAGACATCGCACAGTATTTACAGAACCCTCCGAGCGACCGCATCGTCATCCAAGGCTTTCGCGGCGTCGCCAAGAGCTTTCTGACATGCGCCTACGCCGTATGGCGGCTTTGGTCGAACCGTGACCTCAAAGTCCTCATCATCTCAGCCTCCCGTGATCGCGCCGACGACAACGCCCGCTTTGTCAAAAGCATCATACGGACAATCCCCTTCCTCTCCGACATGAAAGCCGACAAGACACAACTGGACACCCAGAACATCTTCAACGTCGGCGGAGCACAGGCAGACATCTCGCCGAGCGTCAAGTCCGTCGGTATCACAGGACAGATCACAGGCACCCGTGCCGACCTCCTCATCAGCGACGACGTAGAAGTACCCAAGAACAGCGGCACACAGCTGCAACGCGACAAACTCTCCGAGGCAGTCAAAGAATACGACGCCATCCTAAAGCCGGGAGGGCAGATCATCTACCTTGGCACCCCGCAGAACGAAGCCAGCCTCTACAACACCTTGCAGAAGCGCGGCTATAGCACACGCATCTGGACAGTCCTCTACCCCGAGAGCGAAGCAGAGCTTTTGTCTTATGGCGGCAGCCTCGCCCCCTTCATCACCGAGCGATACTACAGCGACCCAGAGCAGTACGCGGGACAGCCCACCGACCCACTGCGCTTTGACGAAATCGAAATCGAAAAGCGACGCCTCTCCTATGGGCGGGCGGGCTTTGCCTTGCAGTTCATGCTCAACACCAACCTCAGCGACTACGAGAAATATCCGCTCAAAGTCTCTGACCTCATCATTGACAGCCTTGACCCCCATGAGACCAGCACCAAGTGGGCATGGGCAAACGGCAGCGCACAGCGGCTTGGAGACATCCCATGCGTCGCCATGAATGGGGATATGTACTATGCGCCCCTTTCCCGCAGCCCGGAGACACAGCCCTACACAGGCACAGTCATGGCGATTGACCCTGCGGGACGTGGCAGCGACGAGAGTGCTTATGCAGTCGTGAAAGCCCTCAATGGTTATCTTTTCCTCATGGACGTAGGGGGCTTCACCGAGGGCTACAGCGACCTTGCCTTAACGCAGATGGCACAACTGGCAAAGTTCTGGCAGGTCAATGAAGTTATTGTAGAGGCAAACTTTGGTGATGGAATGTTCACCAAAATCATGTCTCCGATCTTCGCTAAGATACACCCCTGCGCCATCACCGAAGTCAAGCACACCAAACAGAAGGAACTGCGCATCATTGACACATTAGAGCCTATCCTCATGCGGCATAAGCTCATCGTCAACCAGAGCGTCATCGAAAGTGACTATCGGCGGTATGAACAGGGACAGGCATACAGCCTCATCTATCAGATGACCCGTATCTGCCGCGACAAGAACGCCATCGCCCATGACGACCGCTTGGATGCAGTCACAATGGCAGCAGCCTACTGGCTCAAAGTAATGGATATAGATGGAGACAAAAAGAAAGAGGTGAGTGAACGCAGCATCGAAGAAATGATGGACGAAGGGATAATGTCACAGCAGGATGAACGAGGGGCACAATGTGTCAAGAACATCAAGCTGCTGCGTGATCTCTGAGAATCATTCTAGGTGGCACACAAGTATACAAAAATCGAAAAAACCCTTGCTGGCACACAAGTTAGAGAAAG